GGCGATGCGAGATCTGGCCGCGCATCAACTCTTAGCACGAAGCGCACAACCGTCTCATCGGTCGTGAACTGAACGTGAATAGAACTAGCGGAATCTACGCCACCCTTGGTAGCTAGTCTCATGTGATAGCAGTCGGCCAGGACAACGTCACCGGAAGTCCCCAAGGTCTGAGCTTGTTCGAGAGCGATAATAGGAAGCCCAAGTAGCATAGAGTACGGTGAATTGGCAAGGCTGTTCTGTGGAACGAATAGCGGAACACCACCGGTACCTACAGCGTGATGAAGCTGGAATAGCTGCGGCCATACATCCTGATTGATGAACCAGGCAGCCCGCGACAATGATTGCGGAAGCAGGCGGGCGTACATCTTCTCAGCATTCTCTGCGATGAAGGTTGTCGCGCCCTGACCAGCTTCTGCTGGCACAGTGATCAAAGCGCCAGAGTTCATGATTCCTAGGGGCTGACCACCACCCAGGCCATTCATGATCGAGTCGTCGAGCATCCACCCGAATTCGTTCCCGAATGCTTCTGACATCTCCTTGCCTAGAGCGGGCGCATCCTGAAGCAGCTCATCGGTCGCGTAGTACATACCGATCAGCTTCTTCAATGACAGTTCAACCTGGCGGAACGAAGGCTTGGAAGCCGTCTTGGTCCCACCCTCGTTTAGCCAGTAGGACTGAATGCCTCCGTACCTAGAGCCAGTTGCCCTAGATGTCTCATTGAATCCGTTGAACTTGATGCCGTTGGAATTGGGGCCGATTGGCATTTCACGGCAGCGACCGGGCAGCTTGCCAGTCTCGAAGGCTACCTTCATCAGCTCCTGTGAATGTTCGGTCTCGACCAGGAGCCCCCCGTCAGCGCCTACTCCTTCGGACATACCAGTAGCACGCTTCACAATGCGCTCACCTACGATCCCTCGCAGTTGCTGGAAACGCACCGGACTGGTTGCCATAAAGGCCGCCTGTGCCCATTCGCCGAAGGTCTCCTTTCTCTCCGCAGACTTGTTGTCAGTGATCGGCATACGAGGCGGGGCATCTCCTGACTGGGAATCGGAGAGGATTTGAGAGGCACGCCGCGCCTCAAGTTCCTCAATCATCTCGGCGTCGGCAACAAGCTTCGCGTTCTCTTCCCGAAGCTCCTTTACCTTCTTTCTGATCTCGTCAGTCAATCCATCGCCATCGTCCGCCATGGCAGCATCGATCAGCGCCTGAGCATCATCAAGACACCTAGCCGCTTGCTGCCGAAGCTCGCGGGCTTTCTTAGTCATCGCTCATCCCCCTGCAATAGGGTTCTTTGCCTGTCGATTGCCAGTTGCTCAAGAAGAGCCTCATACATCTGGCAGTCGCGTTCATTCGTCGGCGAGTGGTTCACCTCCGGCTTACCAGAGTGGGAGTCTCCCGGCTCGGGTGAGTGGATGCCGTGTACCGGCTTGCCTAAATCTATACTATGGCGTTGGGTCCAACGCTCTAGCATTCTAGCCGCCCTTTTCGATCCTTCTGCCGCAATGCGCCCGATACGATCTATCGAGCGTTCTCCAATCGTGATAGACGTTGTAGGATTTGCTGGATAGGTGACAGGGCTCGTGTCAAATAGTTCCAGCTCCAGAATCTCTCTTTTGTCAATACCATCTTCATCGTCGTCCAGGAACGTCCATTGCTCTTTGATTACTCTGAAGGCGAACGACATTTGCGATATGTCGCCGCGTTCTACCATCAGGACTGTATCTGCTGCGTGGGAGACGCGCATATCCGGTAGCGTGATCGACCTGAGCCCTTTCGTCTCCTCTGATAGCTCAAGAGTGCCAGCCGTCGTCCTCCCCAAAACGAGGTTCGGGTCATGGTTGAGAAGAGACATGACATCTGCCTTCTCCTTGAGTGTCTTAGTTGCTGCACCTTCTGCGATTCGCTCCTCGAAGTCTCCGAACCATGACTGCAGGATATACGGCTCGTGGGTGTAGGCGTATCCGTCGAGGGTTTGGATAATTGCTGCATTTCCATCCTCCGTCCTGACTTCGCGTTTTATTGGTTGCATCGGAGCAGCTACCCACCGCCGCTCCTCATTCGGACCAGAGGGAGTCCATACACGATCACTATTCCTTAGGCTCATTCTCTGCACCTCCCTCGTTGCCAGGGTCTGCGTCAGTTGGCTCCTGAGATTGATTAGCCAACGGGCCAGAAATCGGCATGGAGTTGACTGGCACCCAGAGTTCGTCACCACCCTCGATAGGAGCACGCTCCTCAAGCAATCTTGCTTCGTTTCTCGTCAATATTCCTGCTGCGACCATAACCTTGTAATAGGTTCCCCTGGCTTCAATGTCTCCTCGTAGAATCGCATCGAAGTTGTGCCTTGTGTAAATGTCTGCTTCGCTATTGAGTAGGAGCTTGCGGTCGAGTTCCTTCTCGGTCCTCACGCCAGGCGGGCGGAGTGTGAACTTGACGTGATTGAGCGTTTGCGTCGAGGCGTTGGTGAAGGTCGAGCGTTCGTTATCTTGCACCATGGTCGGCTGGGTGCGGAATAGGCGCATGACGTTCTCGCCTGCAATCCGCATTATCTCTACCGTTTGCGCGGCACGTGGATCTATGCCCGATGGCTTCCACTTTGCCCCACCCTCAAGCACCATTGGCCTATGGGAATTTGATAGCCCGCTTCGCTTTGTCTCTAATTCATTGACGAACCTCTTGAATGCAGGATCGTCGAAATTCTCCTCGACTTCGACTACCCCGCCGATGTGGGCTCCCTGCCCAAAGAAGTGTCCAGCGAACCGCTCTGCGGCTATCGCCAGGGCGATGGAATCCTTGCCGTCGTCTATGAGGCGGCGCGCCGTAACGCCATCATCTGAGAGATCCTTGAAGTGGAGGACCTGCCATGGGAGGTAGACCCTTTGAGGCTCACCTGGAGGACGGTATTCGTAGAATAGATCGCCAGTAGATCTATCGCGCCTCACAGTAACGTAGTTCGGGTGCATCGGCCAGAGGGCCTTGACATCTCCTGCAGCGTTGAACTCAATCCACGAGTACGCCGATCCGTATTGAAGGCGGTGGGTGGCCCAGAGACTTCGGCCATCGGCGGCGCTCATCTCCGGGTTCATTTCTACCTGAAGCACGCGCCAGAGCGGGTGATTCTTTACCTTCTTCGGTGCTTCTCCAGATCCATCGTAGACCGGCAATGGGATTGTAGAAAGATCGTCCGCTATCCCTTGCACTGAAGCCCTGAAGACGCTGCATCGCATTGCAGTTTCTGCGGTTACGGGAATGCCAGCGGCTGCAGATCTTATGGCAGCGACGGCCTCATACCAGAAATCGTCGTGGTCGGCGGGTTGCGATCTCTTTTCCTGGTATCTCCGAAAAATGCTTGGCAGATACTCTTTTACGCGCCCGAGCAATACATCCGGCCAATCTGGCTCCAGAGTGGTCCGCTAACCAACAACCACCTTCTTCGGGGACGGGCGATAATATGGCCTGGTGGCAGAAATCGCACGTCTACTGTCCAGGTCGCATGGCCCATGCACAATCAAAGATTGAGCTTTGGGCATCTCCAGTTCAGCATAGAAATCACGTCTTGCCTGCAGGCAATTGAACTCACATGTTACCCCCACCAGTCCAGTGACTTCACGAAAGATTCTGGCCATGCGGGCTCTTGGTTTGCCCATGGTAACCCCCGCAACTGGCTCCGCTCATAATTGGATGATGTCACGCATCCAACTATCTGTCAACGGACTAGGTGTGCCTGGCCCGAGGGGTGGGCTTCTTATCGGGCTTCTCGTGGACGATGGCTCTGGCAAGGCCCATGACTGCGGCCACCATTCCGTCTACCTTCCCAAGCCGCGACGAGGCGTCCCGGTCGATCTTGATGTTCCCGTTCGGATCCTGCTTGATGACACAGCACTCGGCATTCCACTGGAGGACAGGTGAATCTCCTGGGTTGAGATCTCCAGTTATCATGCACCGCTCGAACTCCTTACAGGCAGGGCTCATCATTGTGTAGGTTTGCCTGAACTGGACCATATTGATTCCTGCGTCGAGCAGGTTCGTCACGATCTGGGTGGCGTTATATGGGTCATATGGAACCTCGATCATGCGGTAGATCTCGGCCAGCTTCTGTATGTCCGCCTGAATCACATTGTAGTCGGCGACCGAGCCGGGAGTAGCTTTGATGAGTTCCCGGTCAACCCAGCTCTTGTATGGCGATGTCGCCTCAGCCTGAGCCAGCACGCTTTCCTCTGGGACCCAATATCGCGTGATGAACTCGAACTTTCCTGACGCCGTCTGGTCGGGCGGGAAGACCAGCACGAATGCGTTCATATCCTTCGTCCTGGCAAGGTCGAGTCCGCAATAGCACTCCTTCCCTCTGAGCGCGTTCTCGTCCACATGGGAGGACGCCTTCTTCCAATCTTCCATGGACAGCCAGAGTTCCTCGCTCTCGGTCCACTGACCCAGGCACAGCCGCCTGAATGCGTTGAGCCTGGATGGCTGGGCCTTAGCACGATCAGCCTGGGTGCGCAGGTAGCGCCTAGAGATTGAT